TAGCCCCATTTCTGATCCAGTGCGAACTGGAATTTCGCAATCAGCGCTTGTGCGGTAATCACCCGTTCTCACCGTCCCCGGAATCGACAGACTTGTCCTCCCGTCCATGCAGCTGCGCCAGAATCTCCTTGAGCTTGTCCGGGATCGGGAGACCCAGGTGTGCGGCGTTCTCCAGCATCGAAAGCCCCTCATTGCTCAGATAGAACGCTACGACCGCGCCACGCAGCGCGCTGCCGGTACCGACCACATGTACGTCTACAATGTTGGCCACGCCTACCAGCATGAAGATCAGCACCTTCCGGAAAATGCCCCGGAACCCCACCTCGCTGGAAAGCTTCTTGTCCGAGATAGCACACATCACACCGGTGATGTAGTCCAGCACCACAAAGATGATCAGTGCAATCAGCATGCCGTCCAGCCCTCCCAGAAAGAATCCCAGCCACCCGCCGATTGCCGCAAACGCCAGCTGCAGCTTGGCCCATACCAGATCAATCGAAAAATCCCTCATGTGAATATCCTCCTGTTTTTGTATCAGAAAAGTCGCTCCCGATCTGGGAACGGCTGATCACCATAGATAGAGTGTTTTGTATTAAGTCCCGATGGCCACCCAGTCAATCGCCCGGCTCGTAGAGAACGTACCGCCGACTACGCAATAACAGCCGGAGGTGGTTTTAGAGTAGATCTTGAGCGCTCCGTAGTCGCCGCTCCAGTTGCTGCCGGTGGTGGAATAACAGACAAATACCTTCGGAGTACTCGTAAATCCGGCCGAAGAGTAGTTAAGATAGGCCGCGCTGGAACCGCTGACAGAAGACGATCCGAAGGCAAACTTATACGGCAGCCGGGCCACAGCTAGGGTTCCCGACGTAATCGCGGATGCCGCGTGTGTGTGTGAAGCCGCCGCGGCTCCAAGCACAGCCAGCGTAATCCCAAGATTTGTCCGCGCATCAGCAGCCGTTGCCGCACCGGTCCCGCCATTGGCCACGGGAACCGCACCCGTTGTGTTCCCCAGCCCCATGGCATTGCGCAGACTGGTCAGGGATGTCTGACCCGTACCCCCGTTGGCTACGGGAACCGCACCGGTTGTATTCCCGAGTCCCAGCGCGTTGCGGATGCCCGCCGCGGTCGTTTGTCCGGTGCCGCCTTCGGAGATCGCCAGCGGGGTATCCAGTGAAAGCGGCCAGCCAAACGCGGCTTTACCGGTTTCTTCCGCAACCTTACCAAAAGCGATGCCGCTGCCATCATTGTAGAAATCCATCAGCACCTGCTTGGTGCCAATGCTGACCGACTGCTCCACCGAACCGAACCAGTCCGTGACCCGGATCATCACATCATAGCTGTGCAAATTGTCAAAGGTTGCAGACAATAACTGGTTTACAACCGCCACAGCGTAATTCGTGATGGTCGGCGTCAATACGCTGATCCAAGCGCTTTCCGTGGACAGTTTGTAGTAGATCGTGCATGCCATCGTATTATGACTGTTGACAGACGACACACTCGCCGAGGCGGACACGCGCACATTGACGCCATCCACCTGTGGTGCCGTTCCAGCCGGATTGCAGCGTTCCGCGGAGAACTGTGACAGCGATGGCGAGGTGTACGCAATCATGGTTACGGTTCGGGTGGTGGACGCCGTGCGCCCGCGGCTGTCGGTGACCGTAACCGTCATGGTGTTGTCACCGGCAACGGCCAGCACATTGGAGGTAAAGCTGTCCCCAGAATAGGTCACGCCGTTCAATACCGTGCGATAGCTGGAAATGGTACTTCCTTGTATACCCAGCGCCGAAATAACGATCGCCAGCCGGCTCTTGCTCTGTACAAATCCGCCGAACTGCGCCGCCAGTCCAGCGATCACCTCGGTGAAAGCGACATTGGAGATGCTGGGGATGACACTGGAAGGCACTGTCAGTGTCAGGGAGACTGTGCGAGTGCCCGTCAGCGTCGCACCATAATAAGTCTGACAGGTGATGGTGCACGTACCCGCGGTGGCCGATGGAATCTGCTGTGCCAGGGTGACTGACGGCGTCCAGGCATAGGACGCACCGACACCCGTGGCAATCGTTCCGGATGCACCGCCGAAGCTGTATAGTAGCGTATGCGTGGCGGACGTGCTCTGCCGGTTGGTGTAGATGGTCACCGCACTGCCCATATCCACCGATGAGGACGATACCGACGGCTGGCTGACAGCCTCCTCGTAGGTAACCGTAATCGTGGCAGCCGACCATTGCAGGTAGTTGGTAGCGTATCCATTGCTGCTGGACACGGGGCTGGGATTGTAGATACAGAAGGTATTATTGCCCAGCGCCAGGTAAGCCGCAATATTGGTCAGCAGCGTGCCCGACATCGCATAGCTGGTTGTATTGCTATAGAAGGAACCCGTAAAGGTGCCCAGCGCGTCCCCGTAATACCCACCACCGGTGATGCCGGACTCGGAAGCCGCCTGATACAGCGACTTACGCAGGTATACGGTCTTGGTGTACCAGTCGCCATACCCGGCAGCTTCAGCCGTAAAGGTAAAAGATACGGCAGTAATCAGTTTACCGGCGAGTGACAACCCGGAGAAATTGATAATACCGACCAGGTTATAATCGTCGACATAGTATTCCTGTGCGGCGGCATCGCTCTTGAAGTTGCTGGAGGAGGTCGTTTTCCGCGTGCGAAGGGACGCGGAATAGGATACCGTTGTTGCCATAGCCTTCTCCTCCTTTAGTCAGTGAAAAGCACGGATAAATTCCCGTTCGTTTGGGGAGCAAAAGCGAACTTACCAATGACGAGCTTGGTCAGGATCTCTGCCTGCGTAACATACAGCTTGTTATCTGAGAGATACGCGACCTCAGTATTGTTCATATAGAATGCCACACGGTCGTTGACAACACGGAAGGTCACCGGATTGCCGGTCTTGCCGATCGTCAGCCCATCCTCGCCGAACTGCATATAGGTGCGAATGAGGTTCAACTGTTCCTCAGTCAGCGCCTGGTTGTTTTGGGTGACCTCGCTGAGCTCATTGATCTGCGATACCGCCCAGGTGAAATTGCTCTCCGTTTGTTCGGAGAGGGAAGCCACACTTGCTCCCAACTGGCTGACATCCTCCGCCGGCGCATATTGCTGCCGAACCTCGTTTCGGATGGCGTCCGCCGTAACGGAGATCATGGAGACAGCGTCACCCACCGCGTCCAGCGCTTCATCCTTGGCTGTTGCGACCTCACCTTCCACATACAGGCGCAGGGCGACATTGCCGGAGATATCTACGGTTTGCAGGTTTGTAATAAACGCGGCATTGGCAAACAGGTCGTCTACATCGAGGTTGGCAGCCTTGATCGCCCCGATCAGGGCCTGGTCGGCAAAGATGCTGGATACATTCAGCTCCCGCGCCGTGATAGTGTTTTCGATGAGCTTGCCGCCGGAAAGCGACCCGTCCGCGACGTCGCTATCGGTCACTTCCTTCTTCTGTGTGGTGATCGTACCGGATTCGTCCACGGATACCGCATAGAAACTGCCGTCTACTCCCTTTACAATCAGCTCGCCGACTGTCAGGGTCGCCATGTTTGCTTCCGTTACCGCCAGATCGGCGACATACAGTTTACCGTTAACGCCTTTTTGGATGATGGCTGTGCCAGCCGTCAGGTCCTTGATCTGCGCCCAGTCGATATCCGCCGTCTGGATATTGGCGCTAACCAGATTGGCAATCGCCGTATTAAGCTCTGTAATGGCTGCCCAATCAATGCTGGCCGCCTGCAGGTGCGCGGTCGTGATCTGTGCAACGGCAATATTGGCGACTACGGCATTCAACTCTGTGATACTGGCCCAATCTATGCCGGCGTTCTGGATATTGGCAGTCGTGATCTGGGCGGAAGCGATTTCCGCGATCTTTGCGTTCAGGGAAGCGATATTGGCCCAGTCGATATTCGCCTGTTCAATGTTAGCCGCGGTAATCTGTGCCGCTGCGATCTGAGCGATCTGCGCAGCCAGCGTGCCGATATCCGCCCAGCTGATATTCGCGTTCTCGATATTCGCCTGGGTGATCTGTGCCACAGCGATTGTCGCCAACGCGGCATATAGGGTATCTGTGGTGAAGTTCCCGGTGGACAACTCCTCGATCTTTGCGGTGACGACCGTGAGGGCTTCCGCGTTCAGAGTGCCGACCGTCGCCTCGGCGATCTTAGCGCGGGTGATGGCTGCGTCCGCGATATGCGCGGTAGCGATCGCTGCCATTTTGATCTGCAGGCTCCCCACAGAATTGTTTTGCAACTGTCCGCTGCCCACCGAGTTGATCGCGAGCTTCGCGCCGGTAATGATCCCGCTGCCTAGCTGCCGGGCAGAGATCATGTTGCTTTCGACCGTATCCGCGACAGTGCCCAGTGTCATGGCGGTGTATTTCTTGGTCAGGCAGTCGTAGGTATACTGCGTCATCCGCATAGAGACTTCCACACCGATCCGACGGGCAATCACACGTACGCTGTCGCCCAGGAAGATGTTCTGCAGAAAGCCGTAGGGCTTATATTCCTCGGTATCCGTGCAATTAATGAAATCGACATCCAACGTAATGGTGGGCAGATCACAGCCGGCATCGAACTCCGCCTGCGCCGCTTCCCGCATTTTCGTCATCGCCTGTGCGGTGGTCAGATCATCCGACACCTTTGCCTCGGATACCGGCATGTGAATCCATTTGGGATGCGGGTAACTGCCGATATACGGGCTGTCGAGATACAGCTCATCCAGATACAGCACTTCACCGTTCTCAGTTTCCCCGGTCGGCATAATGCGGGTGACGACGTTGGTCAGGTCCACATCATAGGAGATCCCCAGCAGGTTCTTGCCCTGCCGGATCTGCACGTCTGTGTCACTACCAACGCGCTGGACCAAAAACACATCAAACCAATCCCTCGCAAGCTCAGCACCGTACTTCTCTGTCAGCCCGCCCTCGCCGAGCATAGCTTCCACGGGATTGGCGTTTTCAAAGCTCACGTCTTCCGCATTGGAGGTGAGATCGGAATAAAAGGTGAAATCATGATCGGATTTGCACTGGGAGGAGAGGTTATGAACAACAACCGAGCCGATGGTGGAGGACGATGGCTGATAGGATTGGATCATATTGTCCATGAGGTCATAGAATATATGACGGGCATACACCGTGATCTTCGACAGATCTGGCACTACCCGATAGATTCGGAACGGCTGATCCCGAAGCTGGCGGCTCTCGACAATCTGGCCGGTACTGGTGACGATGTTTCCCTCTGTGCGCACATAGGAGAGGAACTCCGTGGACATATACCCGTGTTTGCCGTCTGGTACAGTTACTTCATACCAATCCGCATTGGTCTTATTCAGTATGATGACTTCGGTATCGGTCGGATACAGTTTCAGCGTTTTATACCCGGTACCAGGACCGGTGCGCAATCGCAGGCGTCCACCAACGACCTGATAAATCTCCCGACCAGTGCTCTGATCCACCAACTTCACCTGTGGCGTCATCGCGGCGGGCACCGGCGCGCGCAGAATACAACCCTCCGCCAGTCGCTGCCACTTGCCCGCGTCATCCAGCGGATGCTCCAGCGTCAGTTCCCACTCGCCATTTAGGGTTTCTGTAACGAAACAGGATGTAGGGCAAACGGTACCATATCCATTGGAAGAAAAGTCAGTGCAGTCTGGAGCATAGACACAGATCACGGGAATCACCTCCAAAAGGGTAAAGAAAAAACGGCCATCATGAAGATGGACGCTAGAAATGAGTCGACAAACTGTAGTTATATCTTGGTTTGCCAATCAAGTTGTAACGTTTTTTACATAATGAAGTCCTCTTATTTCTTTGACTCGACGATCGCCTTTATCATTGAAGCAAGTGAAGTCACCGATACGATGCACATCGTGGCATGTCTTTTTGTCGCACTAAAATCATGTGTAAGCTGATTGCTTAAATCGACAGTTGCTTTTGCCCATTTTCTGGGTTTTTCGTTTCCACATAATTCATAATCAAGATACGAATCCAACATACGCTTTGCATCAGCATTGCTAATGTCGTCGCCATCTTCAGTTTTATTGTTATGAATAGTCGGGTTAAAGACCTCTCGTGCAATCAATATAATCGCTTGTCGCCCAATTACCCCTATCGCGTTAAACTGTACTTCTGTAGTAGCCTTGGAAAGCTGCTCATTCATTTCAGCTAACGCACGATCAACTTTTTCCCATCCTGTTTCTTCGAATTTATCAATAAAAATTGGACTAATTGAAAATTCAGAGTAACGTGAAAGTAGAGTGGATTTTAACTTTTGGGCATCTTCATTATCTTTAAAGGCTGGAAGTTCACACAGCTCTTTGATAATGATGAATTGCTGGTTTCCACTAAAAGCATCCAAATTCATCTTTAAAGCAGTACGTTTGTTGGGAATTTTACTGCCAAAGTCACCGTAATCCGTGTCAGTTACTGGGGTGTCCACACCGAAATCAAGAGCGTATCCATTACAATAACGAGCAATCTGACTCGCTGATAAACCCTTGTTTGTATCAGCTAAAACCTCTGCTGCATGTATAATAAATGCTGAAGGCAACTTCTTTACTGTCATTTTCAATCTCCCAAACAATTAAGTCGTCGATTTTATCATGAAAATTGCAATTCGTTGACATGATTATACAGCAACAGTAAGAAAGCTACAATTACCTAGTTATTATAAATACCGCCAATTCGGTCGTATTACCATACTGATCACATTACCGCTCCAGCTGATCGCATTCGCACCGGGCGCCAGTGTAGGGAAATCCCCGCTCATGCTGCCGTTCATGCTGACGTCATCCTTATAAGCTTCCATGAGCGGTGTATCCAGCGTGATACTGCCATTAATCCCTGTCAGTTCTACCACGGTCGTCCCAATCATCAGCGTAATATCCCCGGAACCGTATACGGTGATCACCGGCTCGGAATAGACGCTCCCGGGGTTGGTAATGAACGCGCCGGACTCCGTGAGCGTGATCGGCTCCACGTTTTTCGCATACCAGAAAGGTTTGCAGCGGAAGTTGACGGCAAAGGAGCGGTACATGTTGCCGCGCAGGATCTTTTCAAAGCTGATTTGATTAGCCACCCGCGCGTAGTAGAAGCCGCCCTGTCGGTTGGCGAAGGTGACCGTTCCGCTACCCTTGAGCCACGCTGCGATGACTGGGATCTGCGATGGGTCGGAGAGAAAACAGGTGGCAGTCAGCACCAAATCATCATAGACATCCTCGCCTTCCACCGTTGTCAGGCTGCCTGGGCGACCCGGCACATTGGTGTAGGTTGCCCGTTCGGAGGGGATCGTAATCGGCGGCTGTTCGGAAACATAAATGCCGTATTGCGCACAGCTCACGCCGTTCCATATAAACCAGTCATTCATGCCATCCTGAGCCCCTTTCCGCGTTGCTGCCTTTTGGTCAGTGTCGCGATTTCTACTGCCAGAGAGCGAATATCCTGCTCATCCCGCATATAGAAGGTGTTACCGGACAGGTTGACGCTGCTTTGCTGATTGTACGTTTTGCGGTTGTCGCTGGTGGTATAGGCGACCGAGCCGCTTTTGGCCTCGTCGGTCAGAAACCGGGCGGCATTCTGAATGGTTTTCGCCTGGGCTTTGCTCTCCAGCAATACACCCTGCCCAAAGCCCTTCATGGTCATACGGCCGATTTCGTCCCTGAACACACCGGAGGGTGAGGCAATTTTCAGTTCCCGCTTGGCGGCACTTACCGCGGCATGAGCGGCGGAACGCATGGCAGATACCACGCTAGACTGCCCGGCACGGATGCCTGCGGCAAGCCCAGCCATCGCGTTGACGCCGATCGGACGTAACGTGGAGGTGTTCAATGCACCGGATAGCGCGGCTGTTACGGCGTTCTCCAGATTCGAGGCCATGCTGTCCGCGTCCGTCGTGAAATCATAGCCCGCCATCCCGACGCCTACACCGGCGGATACGTTGTCGCCTATCGGATTCATGCGTGTAGAGGGCGACTGGATGCCCAGCGCGAGGTTTAGCGCCGCTTCCAGGCTGGATGCCACGGTTTCCGCATCCGTATCCCAGCCGGCTTCCGTCATGCCCTGCGCGACGCCCGCGCGGATGTTTTCGCCCGTATCGGTCAACGTCAGGTTATTCAGGAAGTCCACAATGGTTTGCAGGTTGGCCAGATCATCCTCGGATAGATCCGCGCCGTTTTGGATCGCCGCCGTCAGTTCGGACACATAGGTGGTGAAATTGGCGAGATTGTCCCCGGAGAATTGATCGTCCATTCGACCGTTGATGCCGGACAGAGTTGTGTCATTTAGCAATCCCCATAGGGTGACCCAGGTGCCTTTGTTCTTCTGAAAGGCTGTAAGCTCTGTATTGAAGCTGCCCATCCATTCCAGTAGGTTCCCGCCAAGGATACCGTTGAGGAACCCCCAGTCGTTCTGAGCAGTGTTACCGAATACCGATGTGGTCACATAATCCTTGGACAATCCCTGCGCGGCTTGCTGTACGGATTCCGCCGTTCCCTGAATTTCCGGGGTGATCAGCACATGCAGCGTGCCGTCGGTATCGTAGGCGATCAGGGTATCGGCGTCGATCTTTTCCGCCGGCACGAGGCTCACGGGGATTTCCACACCATTCTCCCAGAAGGTGGCGTCCGGATCGTCCAGCACATCGGAGGGGTTATCAAATGTCTCCCCGATCCGCACCACGCCGGTCACGGTGACAGGGTTGTTCTGCACAAACTCGTTGTAGGCTGTCAGGTCGTAACCCACGAGGGCAATACTGCTGTTGATAACCGCGTCCGCGGTGATCACACCGGGGTTAGCGGCGAATGCGTCCCACCGCGCCTGTGCGCCGGTCATATCCAGATCAGTGGCGATTTGCAGCACCTCATCGGCTATGGCATCCGAAAACATCGTGTTCAGCCCCGAGAGCGTATCTTTGTGATCCTGGATGAACTGCGTCAGGCTCGCGATCTGCTCCATCTGTCCGGATACGTCGATATCAGGGAACAGTGCATCAATCTCGTCCTCAGTCAGCCCGCTGTCCAGCAGGGACTGGATCTGTGTCAGCACTCCGAGGTACTCTGTCAGGCTGCCCTCGTTCATATCGGCGGTCAGGCTGTTCATGTCCTCCAGCGCCTTGCCCATGCCGAGGGAATCATTATTTGCGGATGCGATGCTGTATTCCCGGAGCTTGGCATAGAGGGTATCGATATCGGACCCTGCCTGCTGGATGTCCTCCTGATTCCAGACGGGCATGACAATTCCCGCCAGCGTCTGGGCGTATTGTTCCGTGGCATCCATACGGTCGGTATTGTACTTGGCGTTAAGCGCATCCAGCGCCTGCTGCTGCTCGCTGCCATCCTGCATGAGCTGGATCAGCGCGTATTCCTTGTCATACTGCGCATCCAGCTGGGTATTGACAGCAGCCATGCCCTCGGCCGCGGCAACCAGCGCACTTTCGTATACGGAGGCATCCGCATCGGCCTGTCCCTGCGCATGCGCGCGGGCGACCTCGGCCTGCAATTTCTGCCGGATGGCTTCAAACCCATCGGTATCTGCCGGCGTGAGATGATACTTGACCTCAATGGCTTCCCGCTCGTCCACCAGCTGCTGGAGCCTTTTTTCATCCTTTTTCGTGAAGTATTTGGACTGCCGCTTTTTCAGCAGCTTCTCCACTTCCGCGTCCATCGCGTCCAGCTGCGCGATATCAGCCGTCAGCTGGCCGGAAATGGCAGAATAGCCGGAAGTATCCGCCGTATCCTTCATGGACTGCAGCTCTTCACGAGTCGAGGCGGTGAGGCTTTGGAAGGATTCCGTCCAGTCGGATACGATGGCGTCTGTTTCCTTTTTCCCGTCCGACCAGACCGCCAGCAGGCCATCCTTCCATTCCTGGGCAGTCTTGGTATTGCGGGTAAAGTCGGCTTCCGACAGCCCGAAGGCGCTCAGCCCGCCTTTGGAATAGAATGTGTCCGCAGCGGTGTTCTTCCATGTGCTGGCCGTCTGGTTCATGCCCTCGAGGGCCTCGCGGATTGCCTTGGCTCCGGATGCGTAATCGTAGAGCTTGTACGCGCCGTAGATCAGCGCGGCGGAGAGCGCGGCTACCGCCAGCTTGGAGGATCCCACTGTTTTGGCGAAACCGGAAACACCGCCGCCCGCCAGCTTGACCTTGGCTGAAAACTTGCCCATACCGGTGGCGAATTTGCCGATCACCGCAGAGGCTTTCCCCACAGTGCTGGTCGTTTTCCCGATGACCAATAGCGCGGGACCGGCTGCCGCGGCAACCGCTGCAAACTTGATGATCGCCATGCGCTGGCTTTCGTCCATCGCCAGGAAGGACGCCAGCAGCTCGTTGGCGCGATCGATCAGGCTCTGGATGGTCGGGTTCAGATCGTCGCCAATCTGCTGGGCGAACAGCAGCGCCGTGTTTTTAAGGTTTGTCAGCCGGCTTTTGGTCGTGGCATACCGCTTATTCGCTTCTTCCGTTAGCGCGGTATTTGCTTCCCAGGCAGCGTTCGCGGTTTCCTGCGTTTGACTGAACAGCTCGGTGGCATTCGTCGCACGCATCAGGGTATCGCGCAGGCGAACCTCCGTGAAGCCCATCTCCTGCAGGGTTACAATGGAGGAAACACCCTCCTCATCCATTTGCGACAGCCCAATAATGAACTGTTGAATTGCCCCGGCCGGATCGCTCGCCCAGAGCGCCTGGAATTCTTTTCTGGTCAGCCCGGACACGCGGGCGAAATCATCCAGGTTGTCATTGCCAGTTGCCACAGCGACCTGCATTTCAATCATGGCCTTCGAAAACGCCGTGCCGCCCGCCTGTGCTTCGAGCCCGACCGAGGAAAGCGCCGTGGCAAAGCCCAGAATCTGGGCCTCCGACAGCCCGATCTGTGAGCCGGCGGAGCCAAGGCGGGTAGCCATATCCATGACGGCGCTTTCGGTGGTGGCAAAATTATTGCCGAGCGCTACCAGCGCGGAGCCGAAATTGGAGAACTTCGTCTGCGCCATGCCGGTGACATTGGCAAACTGCGCGATGGCTGTCGCGGCGTCATTGGCGATGATGTCGGTGGAATTGCCCAAG